ACGGTTGCGATCAGTTCGATGGCAGGGACACTTATGCCTTTGGTGCCAACGCCTGGGACCAGTACGCGTAGTCCGCCGATACCGGGACAAAGGAATCTGCCATGAGCTTTAATTCGGATGTCCTTTCTGCGATTACCGCCGCCGGCCAGTTGTTTGCGGGATATGGGACGGTAACGCTTGGACCGGTGCAATTCAGCGGGATGAGTCTGCCAATCTCGATGCCGATCGGCGGCGAACAGTTGATGTCGGTACAAAGATTGCCTGGCGGCGCTCGGATCATCGACGTGATGGCGCAGGACGACGCTGATATTGGATGGGCTGGCTATCTGGACGGCCAGTTTGCGACCGAGATTGCACAAACCCTCGATAAAATTCGGCGTTCGGGTCAGGCGGTGACGCTGGCGTGGGATGTGTTTTCTTATCAAGTGGTGGTTTCCAGGTTTTCCTGTCAGATCAGGCACACGCCAATGCCTTACAGGATTTGCTGCACTGTCATTGCCGACAACACGCTCGTAACCGGCACAACCGCTGTGAGCATGGCCTTACAGGTTACGGCGGACCTGCAGGATGGCAATCCGGTGGCAGCGCTTGGGGCCGTTAGCCAAGGCATCGTGGGATCGACCGTTACGAATGCCAGGATTGCCGCGTCGGTGACGAATGCTACGACCGTCGGGAGTGCGGCATATGCTGCCGCGGTCGATACCGTGAACAATGCCGCGTCTGCTCTACAGACGGCGTCCGGCGCCGTAGATGCTGCGCTGGCGCCACTGGGCGCATCGCTGCTGTCTTTGACACAGGCTGCAACGACAGGTCTCGACACCTTCGGATTTTCTAGCGATTTGAGCAACGCGTTGGCAGCGTGCGGCGACGCGGCAAATCTGAGTGCCGCTCAAGGGTACGTTGTCAGGGCGCAGCAAAACCTTGCCGGGGCAAGCGCGTGACCATCGAGGTGACGGTGACGGGGACTGACTGTTTCAGTCTTGCCGCGCAATACCTTGGGGATGCAACGGAGTTTTATCGTATTATGGTCCAGAATGGCCTGACCGATCCGGTCATTTCGGGTCCGCCGGTTATTCTTGTTATTCCAGATGTGGAGACCAGCTCGACAGACGGAATTCCCACGCTTTGACCCGCAAATTCGAGTCCGAGATCCGTGCTGCGGCAATGGTCTATTTTGCACAGCGCATGATTCCGCCGGAAGAGACCATCGCCATGAGCCTCGATGAGATAGCTATGCTCTACGGATATCTCGCGAGGCGGGTAGTTGGCTGCCGAAGATGAGCGGAAGTATGTTGAATTATCCCAGATTTCTGGTGACGGTAAATGGAAGCGTGTTAGAGGGCGTGAGTAGGGTAAGGATCACGCAGGCGAATGCTTACCAAATTGCCAGTTTTTGTCTGACCAAGGGGTTTGTGCCGAACGATCGTTTTCCGGCGTCGTGGTGGGCCGCAACGGCAAATAAGACGATCCTGGTAACGATTGAATTGTCGGTTGACGGAAGCGCATTCTTTCCGACAATCATCGGCAATGCGGACAGTCATATATATGACGCCATTGCAAACACGATCGACCTGTCGGGCCGTGACCTTGCTGCCAGCATGATCGATACCAGGATCACTTCGACTTACAGGAACCTGACGGCAAGCGAGATTGCGGAGCAGCTCGCCGCCGAGCATGGGCTGCAGGCGAACATCACGTCGACGACGACTATTGTCGGCCGCATCTACGATATCGACCATGATGAGACCAGTAGTGGGGACTTTTCGCAGGCGAGCAATGAATGGGATTTGCTTTGCCGGCTGGGTCAGGCGGAGGGCATTGTTCCCTATGTTCTCGGATCGACACTCTATTTTAATCCTCCAACTGCTAATCCACCAATTTTTCCAGTGGAATTGACGCGCAATGCCAACGGTCTGCTGGTCGCAGGCGTGACCGGCCTGGTACTTGAGCGGCATATGACTTACGCCCGCGATGTAATCGTAACCGTGAACTCATGGAGCAGCCGACAAAAGACAACGATTACGGCGACGGTGCGAACCAGAACCAAGGACGTCAGCATTGATCGGGCACTGAAGCCATCAACCTATTTATATGAGATCCCGAACTTGAGCCAGGCGCAGTGCGTGGCGAAGGCGCAGCAACTTGCTTTGGACATCTCCGCGCATGAACGATATGTAAGGGTGACTATTCCGTCCCTGGCGCTGATGAATCCGCAGACACTGATTTCGGTTTCCGGAACCGGGACAGATTACGACATGACCTATTTTCCAACGACAATCACCTATGAGGTGGCGACGGAATGTGGTGCCACGACTGTCGTGGATGCGAAATTCTCATCGCCTCTGGAGACTTACGACGGTGATACGGGGCAGTTATTAGGGAGTGCGCAATGAGCTTCACAGATGCGCAGCGCCGGGAAATCGCCGCGATTGCGTCGCTTTCGGCGGCAAACCGATCTGGTATTGTCACCAGCTGGCAGGCGACGCCGCCGATGGCCAAGGTACAGATCATGCCATGGAATCCCGCTGATGGGACGCCGCCTGAGACGGGCTGGATCCCCGTTTTATCAAGCGCTGCCGGCTATCTCGGCAATGGCTGGCGGGTTTTGATGCCGCCGATGATCGGGGCTCAGGCGTTCATTCAGCCGGAGGTCGGAGATGCGCAGAATTGGGTTGTTACCGGGTTCTACTTCTCCGATGTCGACCCGGCGCCGACCGGTGCTGAGCCGGGAGAAATCATGATTCAAAACGAGAGCGGCTCATTGCTGTATTTGCAGGCAGGAGGTGCCATTTCGATCGTCACGTCGACGCTGAATATCTCGGCGCCGAATGGGGGAGAGACAACGGTGAACGTTACCGGAACGCTTAACGTCACCGTTGAAACAACGACAAACGGCATTGCATTCACGCCACACACTCACCCCTATGTTCCGGGTGGAAATCCGCCGACGCAGACCGGCGAGCCGCAAGGATAGGAGATGGGAGATATTTCGCATTTCTACGGTGCTGACATAGACCTCAGCGCCGGCGGGGATTTTTTGTATATTGCGGATGAGACGCAGCAGCATGTCATCAAGCGGTTGCTGACCGCGACGGGCGCCGACATTTGGAACCTGACCTATGGCGCCGGGCTCGGGCAGTTCGTCGGACAACCCATAAATCTGTCCGCGATAACCAATGCGATCCTTGCGCAGATTTTTCAGGAGGCAAGCGTCGCGCAATTGCCTAATCCAACGGTGACAGCCACACAGAGTGGAACGGTGATTACGGTTACGATTACCTATACCGATGCCACGACTGGGCAAAGTCAGATTTTAACCTTGCCGTTGGGGAACTAATATGCAGCTCTCACTACAGACAAAAAGCCAGATTGTAGCGAATATGTCGGCGGCGATTCAAGGTGCGGCTGCCACCGGCGGATTTACAATTTCGATGAATCCCGGATCTGCGATGCTGGCCTTTGTGAATGCTTGCGCGGGGACGTATTTGTGGCTGCAATGGTTGACGACTCAGGTGCTCAGTGTCGCCCGCTTGGCGACGTGTTCAGGTAGCGATTGCGATCTGTTCTGTGCCGACTTTGGCTTCATTCGCATAGCCGGTGCGGCGGCCTCAGGGCAGGTGACATTTGCCCGCTACAGTGTTGCCCAGCAGGCAGTGATACAAGTTGGCTCAACGATAAAAACCACTGATGGTACGCAGAGTTTCGTGCTGGTGGCTGACACCACGCAAGCTGCGTATTCCGCAACCGCTTATGCCTACATTATCCCCGCGGGCGTCCCCAGCATTACTGCGACGGTACAGAATACGGTGGTTGGGGTGACTGGCAATATCATCGCCGGTGCGCTCGGGCTGGTAACCAGCAATATCCCGTATGTCGATACGGTGACGAATGCCGCGGCTTTTACCAATGGGATGAACGCGGAGAGTGATACCGCATTCAAAGCGCGGTTTGGCCTGTTTCTTGCGTCGCTTGCCAAAGCCACGCCTGTTGCGCTGCAGTCCGCCGTTCTTGGCGTGGCGCAAAACCTGACATGCGCGGTGCTCTCGGGTGTGCAAACCGTAGGTGGTGGATTTGTACCGGGTTACGGCGTGATTGCAGTAGATGATGGCAGCGGAGCGACGCCAAGCAGCACGCTAACAGCTGTTGCAACCGCGGCAACCGGGCCTTCGATGCTGGCGCTCGGTGCGATCTGCACGGTTGTGCAGGCGCCTGTCATTACCGCCGATATCGCGTTGACAATTACGTGCGCCACCTTGGTGGAGAAGGCGGCGGCATTGCCGCTGGTGGCGGCGGCGATCACCGCTTACGTTTCGGCACTTCCGGTCAGCACATCGAGCGCTCCGGCACCGCTACCTTACAGCGCTATTTTCAAAATTGCCTATGATGCGTCGACAAACGTGACCAACGTTGCAAACGCCACGCTCAATGGTGGCACGGCGGATATTGGTGGATCACCCGGAACGGTGGTGCGCGCCGGTGCCGTGACGGTGAGCTGATGGCAAGCATCATATCGCGTACCACTGCGACGCTGCCGAGCGGGCAGACCATTGATTTTCAGGTTCTCAATAACGATGGCGTTCTAACAACAGCCATTCTGCCGGTTTACGACCAGGCGGATTTCACCGGCCGCCTGTTGCGACTTTTGCCGGGCGGTTGGTTTCCAGCCGTGGCACCGCGTTTGTTCGCGGTGTTGCAGGCGCCGGCGCTTATGTTCTCACTGATCTACGGGATGATGGTGTTTGCGAAGGCGCAGCAACGGATTGCTTCGGCGAGCGGTGCATTTCTTGACCTCGCAGCGCAAGACTTTTTTGGCAGCGGACTGCCTCGGCTGGAATATGAATCTGATGCGGCTTACGCCGCGCGGATTCAATACAACCAGAGCGCGCCTCGCGGTACCTATAACGGCATGATGTCGATGCTGGAGCAACTCACAGGTAACAGCCCTGGCATATTTCAGCCCAATAACGTCGCGCAGACAGGGGGATGGGCCACACAGAGTGATCCAGTCGCGGGTGGCGGGGTATTTGCCTTCTACGATGATTTGGGTGAGAGCGGTGCCGGGTTATGGGGTTCGATGGCGCTGCCCTGCCAGGTTTTTATTACCATTGAAGCACCTTTGACGGGATATTATGTATTCGCTAATCAAGGTGGCATATTGACCGAGGATGCACCGGCAATCGGCGGCGGGTACGGATTTGCAACCCAGAGCATGCCTGTTGCCGGCGGTGGATCGCTCGCTTTTGTCGATCCTGAGTCGGTTCCGGGTTCAATTACAGATACCATAATTTACCAGCAAATCGCTGCATGGATGCCTGTGGGCTACATCGCCTGGACCCAAATTATCTAACGGAGTTTTGTATGACCGATCGCGTAATAAGCTATGCCGGCGCCTTGCCGCGCGTGGAGGACTTCTTATCTGTCGGCAAATACGCAATGGTTGGCGTCGGTGCGGTTGCCGAGTCCATTCTCGGACAGAGCACCCAGGTCGCCGGGTTGACGGTAACCGCTGTTCCAAATACGGCGGTGCCTGGTTCGGCGTTCGCCGTAAATGTCGGACGTGGATTTCTGTTTTCTTATCAGGAGACAGATCCGAGCGCCTACGGCGTACTAGGAACGGATACCGCCACGAATGTTCTAAAGACGGGTATTCTCGCGGTTGGCGTGAATCTTGGGCTTGCGAATGCGGCCCCCGTATCTGCAGGTTACTCGACAAATTATCTGGTATCCGCCGCATTCTTTGAGCAGGATATCAATGCAGCGGTATTGCCATACTACAATGCGGCGATCCCGTCGCAGCCATTCAGTGGCCCGGCGAATAATTCAGCCGCTCAGGTTACGACACGACAGGATACTGTTCAGCTTCAGATAATAGCGGGAACCCCGGCGCTTTCAGGTACCCAGATGACGCCAGCAACACCAGCTGGCTATGTGCCTTTATATGTTGTCACGATCAAAAATGGCGATACCCAAACCGTCAACGGACAGATCGCACTGGCGCCTGGTGCGCCATTCATCAATTCTGTGGCCGGGCTGACTCAGATTATTCAGAATGGCTCCACAAATTATGCGGTAGCGGGTGGAAGCGCAAATTTGATTACGCTATCGCTCTCACCGGCGCTGACAGCTTATGAAGATGGGACATGCGTAATCTTCAAGGCCGCCGAGGCGAATTCGGCGGCGACGTTCATCAGTATCAATGGCCTGTCTAATCTCCCCGTTTTGCAGGCTGGCGTGGCCCTTTCGGGCGGAGAAATTCTACCGGATTGGTCCTATGGCGGGGTCATTGTGGCCGGTAGTTTTCACCTAGGCGAGTCGGGTGCCGGTTCGATCAACGTCGCTGTGGGGACGGCGTCAACGCATGCCGTCAATAAGTCGCAGTTTCCTGTGCGCCAATTTTTTGCTGCCTCTCAGCCTGGCGTCATCAGTGCCCCTGCGAATAGCTCAACATATACAATTGAGGCTATAGAATTGACGTTTCCGGCCACCAGCAAAAGCGGGGCGTTCCGCGCCAATGTCAGGATGGTCGGCGAAGGCACCGCGACCGCTGCAAACGTGCGGCAGAACTTTCAGAATATATTGACCGACGGAACGCATAGTTACATTGGAAACGCCTCGTTGGTCACGGCGTTAGCCATCGGAGACACGTGGGGAACTGCGGATACCATTCTAACATCGGGAACCTATTCACCTGGTTCAACCATAACGTTCACGCATCAAATTCATACTGGTGGCGGTGGCCCCAATTTCACCATTCAGAACTCCTTTATGGAAATCATCGTCACGGAGGCGTGAGCAATGGTCGCCTGGTCTAAAGCCGAGCGTGATGTGAGACGGCGCGCCGTTTGGCTGTCACGCCGTGAATAAGTTCGTAGCTGAGCTCTTTAATGGGCCGGATGGCGTGAAAGCGGATGAAATTTCAGTGCTTGCGGTCGGCATTGGAATTTTGTTTGTCCTCACGCTGGAAAGTTTTCTTGGGCTGGAAATTTTTGACGTCGTCATTCGTCGGGACCCATTTTTGCCGGTGGAGTTCTCGAACGCAGCCGCCATACTCTTCGGTTCGGCCGGCAGCGTTTTGGCGGCGATTACCGTAGCAATGGGTATAAAGGCAAAATGCGGAGGTTGAAATGCTCGCAATTCTGCTGCCAATTCTGAAGAAGTTGTGGCCGAACACTATTGCCGGTTTTTGAATTACTGGAGGGTTCACCGCCGTCTATCGATTCGAGATTGGCGCTGTTGACGTGGCTAAACTGGCGTCAGAGATACAATAGAAAAATGATGCCGAGGCCGTCGCCGTTGCAAATGCTGCGGCAGCATCCGAAATCATTGCGACAGATGCCAAGGCAAACACTGCCGAATTGGGGCTTGCGGCAGCCAGTGCGCAGGCCGGAAACTGGGATACGGCGCTCACCAGCCAGATTGCCGCGCGGACTGCACTCCCGGACAAGGACGTGCCGGTCCTGTCCGTCGTGCTTGACGAGATCGGGAAAGGTCTCTGACGGTGCGTGAAATTGCGGCGGTAATGGGTTTTATCTATAACGTTGGAGCAGGGAATCTTAAATCATCGACATGATTTCGAATAATAAATGAAGGGCATTACGACCTTGCTTCCGAAGAATTCGAGCGGTGGGATGAGGCTGGCGGAAAGATGATGTCAGGACTTCTGAGCCGCCGGATCGCGGAATAGCGGAGTTTGATACAGAAGAGGCATACGCGGGAAATGCCCAGAAAGTCGCCGGCAAACCGCTGAAGCGGATTGAGACCGATGAAATTCCCATAACCTATTGAAAAGTATGGCTCCCGAAGTTGGACTCGAACCAACGACCGAGCGATTAACAGTCGCTTGCTCTACCAGCTGAGCTATTCGGGATCAGTCTGCTCGGCTATAGCCAAACCGGTTTAGAATGACAATGCCTGGGCGGCTGCGCGATATATCGGTTGTGCGCGCGTGCTGATTGATTTTCGAAAGATCGTCGCGTAAGGCATAGCCCGGACGATTTGTTAATGCGGGCGTGGTGGAACTGGTAGACGCGCCGGACTCAAAATCCGGTTCCCAAGCCCAAAACAGCCAATTTTTCCTCGTAATTTGAATGAGTTATCCTAAGGTTTTGGGCGCAACAACCTTACACATGCCTTACACAAATCGACACATCTTGGATGGAATCTCACCTATGTCATTTTATTAACGGCGCACCACGAGCTACTCGGCGGCAAGCTCCACGTTTACAAACGTCACAACAGCCGCTTCTGGCAGTGCTCGACATTCCTCGCCGGACGAAATTACCGGCACAGCATCTAGGAGGAGGGACTCGGACAGGCCAGAGACGTCGCCGAGGACTGGTATTTTGGGGCTTAAGGGTAAATCTCGGGCCGACGAGTTAAAGACGGGGAAGACGTTCAAATTCGCCGCCGCGGCGTTCCGTAAGGAATACGAAGCGCTCACGGCCGGTGAGCGGAACGAGGAATACGTCAAAGGCCATTGGGACAAACTGCGGGTCCATTTGCAGCCTTTCTTCGGCGACAAGGCGCTCTCAGAGATTACGTCGGGCCTCGTGCAAGAGTATCGGATCCATCGCGCGACCTCGCGCCTGAATCTAAAGACCGGCGAACCCATGCGGCCGTCCCGGTCAACGCTGCATCAGGAGATCGTCACACTCCCGCTCGTGCTGAAAACTTCAGAGCGCAATGGCTGGTTGACGTCGATCCCCAACCTCTCCCCGGCCTACAAAAGCTCTGGAAAAATTTCTCATCGGGCATGGTTCTCGCCCGACGAATATAAGCAGCTTTATGCAGCGAGTAGAGAACTGGCGGCCGACCCGCCAAACCGCGCTTGGGATGGGCGTGCGAACAAATACACGATTTCGTGCTATTCATGGTTAACACCGGATTGCGTCCCGACGAGGCCTGGCGGTTGGAGTTCAGGGATGTCGAAATCGTCAGGGACGCGGGTTCGAACGAAACCATTCTGGAAATCAGTGTTCGTGGTAAGCGTGGCGTCGGCTATTGTAAGAGCATGCCGGCCGCAGTCCTTCCCTTCGAGCGGTTGCGCGACCGGCTTCGACCGTCCGATGCAGACGGCCGCCGACAACGCCGCGCCAGCGAAGGTGCCCAGGGTGAGCCGGCTTTGGAACGCAAGCCTGGACCTACTGAGCGGCTCTTTCCGCACAGGCACCGGGAACTTTGGAACAAGGTGCTCGACGAATTGGGCATGAAAATGGACCGGGAAGGCAATGCACGGACGGCCTACAGCCTTCGCCATACGTATATTTCCATGCGTCTGATGGAGGGCGCGGATATGTACCAGGTCGCCAAAAATTGCCGGACCAGCGTCGAAATGATTGAAAAATTCTATTCGACGCAGATCAAACATATGATCGACAGCGGCCGCTGTGAACATTCGTCGTCCACGATCCGGCGAGCGTACCCCCAAGGGCGATGCCAAAACCGCCAGGTCTAAATTTGCGCGAGAAATAAAGGCCGCGCCGAAGGACTGATTTTCGCCGCTGCTTGGCAAAATCAACCGTCACGGCTATACGAGGGGCAGTCGCGGGCGTGGTGGAACTGGTAGACGCGCCGGATTCAAAATCCGGTTCCGCAAGGAGTGTCGGTTCGATTCCGACCGCCCGCACCAAGGTTTACTTGGCTTTTCTTTGATTGAAAAGCGCGTGAGTGTGTCGATGGCTCACTTACACACATTGAGCTGATTGACATCGACACCGAAAAAGAACTGCGGGATCTGGGAGGCAGTCCTGCCGACTGCCGGAGCAATCCGCTTGCCGGATTGCGACCTAAAACCACCGCTTGGCGGTGCGCTACGCTTAAGCCGAACGGCCGCTTTTCCTGCGTTTTTGAGTTAGCGCGTGCGGATCATTCCATCTTGACCCTAGGAAATAAATTGCTC